GATATCATCACAAAGGCAATGTCTTTGAACGGGTTCGTTTCTAATATCACAGCAGAAAAGACACAGAGCAAAAAGTCTGCCTGACGGGAAAAGATGTGCTTCGGCACATCTCCAACTTATAGGAGAAAATATGCGTATTTTAATTTTATTAACTAGTTTTATATTTGCTTTATTTTTATATACTTTTGCGGCAGCATTTTCGAGTATAGAAATACCAACAAAGTTAAATGTTAAACTCACAGATTTAAATAAAACAGCCAGACAAGAAGTAGAATGTTTGGCACAAAACATCTATTTCGAATCAGCTAAAGAACCAGTTGAGGGGCAAATTGCTGTTGCATTTGTCACCTATAATAGAATGAAGAGCGGGCAATTTCCAAACACGTATTGCGATGTTGTAAAACAAAAAACATATTTTGACAGATATGTAGTTTGCCAATTTTCTTGGTATTGTGAGGACAAACCTCTGGCGATATTGAAAAATAAAGGCTTGACAACACACAACAATGCGTTGTATAATAACATTGTTAATCTATCTTTGAATTTTTATTTGAACCATAAAAATATGAAAGATCCTACCAAAGGTGCCTTATATTACCATGCTGATTATGTTTCACCGGGATGGCCTAATATGAAAAGAACTGCTTATATTGGAAGGCACATTTTTTACAACAAAGTTAAACATGCTTAATACTGAAAGGAAAATTGATGGATAAGGAACAAATCATGAATAGTAACAACACAAAAAGTTATGCTATTATTTTTTCGGTGACACTTATTGTTCTTGGAGCTATTTCTGCACTTTGCATTTATGGTTTGAACGAGAGGCGATTGATGGCATCCAATATTGAAAATGCTATCAGTAAAGGTATTGATCCACTTTCAGTTCGTTGCTCTTATGCTCATGGTGATGACATTATTTGTGTAACTCATGCCGCAGCAGGTACTAGAACAACTGGTCGATAATTAGGAGATATATTATGGCAGTACAACAACTATCAGTAAATGTTTTGTCGAATCCAAAAGATAGAGAGACTTTTCTTGGTGCTCTAAAAGAATGTTCGGATTCGATGACAAGAATGGAAGCAGAAAAGGAGTTCATTCGTGAGGTAATTGCAACTACTTCAAAGAATTTGCAGTTACCTAAAAAGATTGTATCGAAAATGGTTAAAGTTTATCATAAACAAAATTATGATGAAGAAGTTGCTACGCATGAACAATTTGAAACTCTTTATGAAACGGTCGTAAAATGAAATATACATTTACATGTGAAGATATTGGTACTGAATGGAAAAATACTGTCGAGTTTCAAGCAATTCAAGTCGATGATATTATACAAAACTTTAAATACTTTTTAAAAGGATGTAGTTTCGATTCGGATTTGGTAGAATCTAGATTTGCGGATGAAGATGGTGAGTTAAATTTTGAAGAATATTTTTCTGAAGAAGATAACTCAGATGCAGCTATGAAGTTTACGGTCGATTCTTTATCTTCGTGGCCAAAAACATATAAAACTACTTTAGGTGATGAGTGTCCAAAATGTAAACTTCCTATGGACATAATGTATCGCCACGGATGCCCAGACCCTCTGTGTAAACACAATGCCAACTAAAGACGAAATGTTAAAGTTTGCTAAATCCATAGAATCTATGGTTGCAAACACGGACTACAATTACATTGAAGCTATTGTTGAACATTGTAAACAAACTGGTCTAGAAATAGAAGTTGCTGCTTCTCTTATCAATCAAAATCTGAAAGCGAAGATTGAAAATGAAGCGATGAATAACAATTTACTCAAAGTGAAAACCAATCAACTACCAATATGATTACTGGCTATGAGGCTTTTGGAATATATAATGCCCTCAAACTACATTTTACACAAGACTCGTATGATTACTTCAAGTACAACGGTAAAACAAATGTCAGTTTGAGTTCATTTGAAAATCGTAAAGACAAATGGCATTTCACAAAACTATCTAAAAAGTTTAATGATAAAGAAGAGTTAATTTTCTTCATCGTATCAAATCTTTTACAAAATGATAAATTTTGGATAGGAGATTTACTGGCAGAAGATTCGGATGTTAGATATTTGAGTCGAAAAAAAGTTTTACAGTCACTATCTTATTTTTTCGAAAATGATTGTAAAAAGATTTTTGAAGGTGTTGCAAATCCAAATGAATTGATTTTAGTAAATGATGGAGATCATCCTAAATTACTGAAGTCTTTTATGAGAAAAGAAATTGAAATAGAAACCTTATGTTTGTTGGATTCTATTTTGAATTTTGTTCCTATGTGGAAACAGAAAATAAAAGACGATATAGTATGGCCAAATCATAGGTTAAAAATCGTAAAGTATAGAGATTTTTTACCGAAAGACAAAACCAAATTTAAAGTAATTTTAAGGAAGATCATAAATGCATAGACTAATACCACTAATAATTTTATTCTTTTGTTTTTCAGCACAAGCCAAACATAAAAAACATAGACCAGTTGATCCACATGAGCCTGCGATTGTGCATTATGATGTTTCTGAAGATAGAGTTCTTTACAATAAGAACATTAATCAAACTCGACCAATAGCGAGCATTACGAAATTGATGACCGCTATGGTCGCTTTAGATTATAGTACGAATATGAATAGAGAACTATCTTTAGTTAGAAAAGTTAGTTCCAGTTTACCTCGCAAAACATATAAGAGGGGTGAATTATTTGAAGCTATGTTGATTCGTAGTGATAATGCTGCAGCAGAAACTTTGTCTAATGACTATCCTGGTGGAAGAAAAGCTTTTATTGAAGAAATGAACAATAAAGCTTTGAGATTGGGAATGCCAACAACCGTTTTTAGAGATCCTACAGGATTAAACAATAATAATGTTTCTACAGCATCTGAAGTTGCTGTTATGGTCAAGGCTGCATCTTTTTATCCATTAATACTAAACACCAGTATTAAGAAACAAACTTATATTGAAACAAAATATAAGAAGAAAGTTAGAACGATTATGTTGACAAACACCAATCGTGCCATATTGTTTGAGTTTGATAATGTGATTGTAAGTAAAACTGGATATACAACACCGGCAGGATTTTGTGTTGCTATTATGGTAGAACAAAAGAAAAAGAAGGTAAGAGAACAGGAAACTTACGGAATTATGGAATACTTTGTAGGCAAACCTGGCCCCAAGGATGAAACTGTGGTAAATAAGCATGTCATCGTTATTTTGGGAGCCAAAAACCCTAAAGAAAGAGTTGACACCGTAAAAGAAATAATGTATAATAATGTTATGGATCAAGATTTGGAAGAAGTAAAATGAAAAAAGATGACTTTGTGAATTTAATGGAAAAAATTAAAAGTCTACAGGAATATGAGGTGCAATATGTTATACCTGAAGATTTTGATTTCTATGGTGTCGTACCCTTTGATATGAGTATATCTTCTGGTGTTGCTCTTGTTAGACTTGTTGCTCCATCGTTAGAAGAGGCTGTAAACAGAGTGGAAAAATATTTTATGGGTGGAATTGATTATGAATAACATTACTATTACGGATAGAGATGATTGGAAACTAAAAGCCTCTATAAATCCTTGTGATAAACCAGATGACTATTTTCATATATGTTTTTCTGGAGAACAATACAATAAAGAAGGTGTAATGACAGAAAAATCATCTTATGATTTCTTTTTGAAAGAATCTGAATTGATTCATTTGAGTAATTTCCTACTTAAAAGAAGTTGAAATGATTAAAAAAATATATTTGGATATGGATGGTGTTTTGTGTGATTTTGAAAAAAGGTATATTGACCTTTTTGACGAAACGCCTAGTGAAACCAGAGACAAGAAAAATTTTAACCCTAACTGGAAGGCCTTTGTTAAGGGTGAAAATTTTGCCAGTTTAGATTGGTATCCTGGTGGAAAAGAATTATTGGAATTTATAAGAAACTATCCAGTAGAAGTTGAAATACTTTCTTCTTCAGGTGGTGAGAAATTTCATGGTGAAGTTAATGTGCAAAAAATTAATTGGCTAAGAAAACATGGTATTCGTTACAAAGCAAACATTGTACCAGGCCGTAAACATAAAAAAGAATACGCTAGTCCAGACACCATTTTAATTGATGATACTGAAGAGAATATTCACGATTTTAATGCTGCTGGAGGTCACGGTATACTTCACAAAGATGTTAATAAAACTAAGGCACAATTGAAAAAATTGCTTGCAAAGAATACTAAATAAATGATATACTATGATTTATGTGGATAACTCGTTTTATACACCGTTAATACTACGTTTATACGAAAGGAAGTACTATGTCTAGTTTTGCAAATCTCAAACGCAATCGCAGTTCTTTGGAAAAACT